ATATAGATTCCGGCGTCCCAGTGCCCGCCAAAGACGATCTTGCGGGCCATAAGGACCTTATCCGCAACGCAAAGGCTGCTGCGAACGCCGCACGCCTGCTGGCGGAGCATGGGTTGGAGCTAGACCCCACCCCAGAGGATAAGAAGATGGCGGCATCGCTGGCCACTTCGTACGCTACGGACCCCATACAGACGTCGGCGTCGGCCACCCCTGCCCGGATTGGGGCTATGCCACCGGCGGCGGTGCTGTTGACGGCGGAAATTCTCGGCCAATTCGGCCATGAGATCGTCAAGGACGCCATTCAGGTACGTCATCTGGTAATGAACAAGCTGGTGCAGGAGACGGAGAACCCCGATCCTCGCATCCGCATTCGTGCCTTGGAGCTGCTGGGCAAGGTTACTGACGTGGGGCTTTTCACGGAGCGCAGCGAGGTTACGGTGACGCACCGTACGACCGAGGACCTGCGGGAACGCCTGCGTGAAAAGCTGTCCAAACTCAAGGACGTGACCCCGGCAGAGGACGCCATACCGGACGCCGAGGCGTCTGATGCCTGACGGCGGCTTTAGCCAAGAAGAAATCGACCTGCTGCTCCAAAACGTGGAGCATCTGGATGAAGCTGAGCTTGCCGAACTCGAAGAGATCGTCTCCGACCTCGCAGATCGCCAGCGGGTGCAGACCCTGCGTGACGACCTGATCGCGTTTTGCTGCCATATGCAGGGGGATTACAAGGTCGGTGCTCACCACAGGCGCCTTGCCAGCCTGCTCGAGGACATCGAGGCACGGCGCAAGGACCGCATTTGCGTGTCGGTGCCACCCCGGCACGGCAAGTCCCAGCTCGTCTCTATATACTATGCGGCGTGGTACATGGGACGGAACCCGTCCCACAAGGTGATGCTGGTGTCGCATACCACGGACCTCGCCGTGGACTTCGGTCGAAAGATCAGAAACCTGATCGCCACACCGGCATATCAAGAGGTTTTCCCCGACGTGCAACTCGCCAGCGACAGCAAGAGTGCCGGGCGGTGGAACACAAACCAAGGTGGTGAGTTCTTCGCCTGCGGCGTTGGTTCGGCCTTGGCTGGCCGCGGGGCCCACCTGCTACTCATTGACGATCCCCACTCAGAGCAGGACATCCTGAACGGCAACTACGGCGTGTTTGACAAGGCCTATGAGTGGTTCACCTTCGGTGCCAGAACACGTCTAATGCCCTATGGTGCCATATGTATGGTCCACACCCGCTGGGCACCCCAAGACCTAATTGGGCGCGTGGTTGGCGATATGGCCAAGAACGAGGGTGCGGATCAGTACGAGGTCTTTGAGTTCCCGGCGCTGCTAGACGGCACAGACGAAGACGGCAACCCCGTGCAGAAGGCCCTGTGGCCGGAGTTCTTCGATGTGCCGGCGTTGCTGCGCACCAAGGCCAGCATGCCCGTGTTCCAGTGGAACGCGCAGTACCAGCAGCAACCCACGGCGGAAGAGGCTGCGGTTGTGAAGCGGGAGTGGTGGCGCCAGTGGGAGCGGGACCAGCCCCCACCCTGCGACTATATAATGATGTCGCTCGATGCCGCGGCCGAAACACACAACCGTGCGGACTACACGTCCCTTACCGTGTGGGGGGTGTTCCTCAACGAGGAGGACGACACGCACAATTTGATCTTGCTGCATGCGGTCAAGGACAGGTTTGAGTTCCCGGAGCTCAAGCGCATGGTGCTGGATGAGTATTCCCGCTGGGAGCCGGACGGGTTTATCGTCGAGAAGAAGTCTGCGGGCGTTGCGTTGTATCAGGAGCTGCGGCGCACGGGCCTCCCCGTGCAGGAGTACACGCCCCACCGGGGCACAGGCGACAAGATGGCTCGCCTCAACAGTGTGGCGGACATTATAGCCTCCGGGTTTGTCTGGGTGCCGGACCGGCGCTGGGCCGAGGAGGTTGTGGAGGAGATCGCTGCGTTCCCGTTCGGGCCCCACGACGACCACGTCGACTCCACGGTGCAGGCCCTGCTGCGGTTCCGCCAAGGGGGGTTCCTCACACTGCCGACGGACGAGGTGGACGATCCGGAGTATCGGCTCCCACCGCGCGAGGGCTATTATTGATGCATTACCGCTGCTATAGTGTCGCCACCGCGGCGCAGGAGGCCCAGAGATGGCTGTAACCAAGACCATGACCCCGTTTGACGTCGACATCGAGGGTAATCCCGACCTCATGGAGCTCGAGGTGGAGATGGACGATAGGGACGACGTGACCACAATGGCCACGGAGGACGGCGAGGTTATCATCGAGTTTGGTGACGATCTTGCGAATGACGACGATACCGAAGTCATGGATGCCCCGCATGACATGAACTTTGCCGAGATCCTCGAAGATAGCGAGTTGGAGTCCTTGGCGGCTGAGCTCGTGGACGCCTTCATGATGGACCGCAACAGCCGCAAGGAGTGGTCGCAGGCGTATATAAAAGGCCTCGACCTGCTGGGTATGAGGATCGAAGACCGCACGCAACCATGGCAGGGGGCGTCCGGGGTGTTCCACCCGATGCTGGCCGAGGCAGTGGTGCGGTTCCAAGCGCAGGCCATGAGCGAGCTGCTGCCCGCTGCCGGGCCGGTCAACACGAAGACCATCGGCAAGATGACCCGCGAGAAGTTTGAGCAGTCCATGCGTGTCAGGAACGAGCTCAACTACCTCGTCACCGAGGAGATGGTAGAGTATCGCGACGAGATGGAGCAGATGACGTTCCGGCTGCCGCTGGCCGGCTCTGCCTTCAAGAAGGTCTATTACGACCCGCTCATGGAGCGCCCGGTCGCCGTATTCGTGCCTGCCGAGGACTTTGTCATCGCCTACGGTGCGTCGAGCATCGAGGCCTGCCCGCGGTACACCCACGTGATGAAGAAGGACCCCAACGAGGTCCGGAAACTGCAGGTGTCTGGGTTCTACCGCGACGTGGACCTTCCGACCCCGGCCGCCGAGCGCAGCGACATTCAGGAGAAGTACGACGAGCTGGAGGGTAGCGAGGTCTCGCTGTCTGATGACGACCGCCACACACTGCTTGAGATGCACGCGGATGTTGACCTGCCAGAGCCGTTCGCGGACGAAGATGGGATTGCGCGGCCGTACGTTGTGACAATCGACCTCACGTCACGCACTATATTGGCGATCCGCCGCAATTGGTACGAAGACGACTCGAAGAAGCGCAAGCGGATGCACTTCGTACACTACCCCTACCTGCCGGGCCTTGGGTTCTACGGCACCGGTCTCATCCACCTGATCGGGGGTCTGGCTAAGTCAGCTACGTCCATCATGCGTCAGCTGGTGGACGCCGGGACGCTGTCCAACTTGCCGGCAGGTCTCAAGGCTCGCGGCATGCGCATCAAGGGCGACAATGGCCCGCTCACGCCGGGCGAGTTCCGGGATGTGGACATCCCGGGCGGGACGATCCGGGACAATATCTTCCCGCTGCCGTTCAAGGAGCCGTCGGGTGTCCTCTACCAGCTGCTTGGTAACATCGTAGAGGAGGGGCGGCGCATCGGCTCCGTGGCCGACATTCAAGTGGGCGACATGAGCGCAAACGCCCCAGTGGGCACCACGCTGGCACTGATGGAGCGGTCGATGAAGGTCATGTCGGGCGTGCAAGCCCGCATGCACGCCGCGATGCACAAAGAGCTGCGCATCCTCGCGCGGGTGGTGCATGACTTTATGCCGGCCGAGTATCAATACGAGGTGGGCGGCGAGTTCAGCCGGACGGAGGACTTCGACGTCTCCAAAGTCGACGTTATCCCGGTATCGGACCCTAACGCGGCCACGATGGCCCAGCGCATTGTGCAGTATCAGGCGGCTCTGCAGCTGGCTCAACAGGCGCCCCAGCTCTACGACATGGGCAAGCTCCACCGGCAGATGCTGGAGGTGATGGGCATCCAAGACGCGGACGAGATCATCAAGCTGCCCGAAGACCTCACACCCAAGGACCCGGTCACTGAGAACATGGCAATCCTCAAGCAGGAGCCGATCAAGGCCTTCCTCCACCAAGACCACGAGGCACACATCGCTGTCCATATGGCCGCCATGCAGGACCCGAAACTGCAGCAGGTCGTTGGGCAGTCGCCGTTTGCCGCGGCTATTGGCTCTGCCATGGCGGCGCACATTACGGAGCACGTGGCGTTCCAGTACCGCAAGGAGCTGGAGAAGCAGCTGGGCGTGCCGCTGCCGCCCGAGGACGAGCCCCTGCCCGAAGACGTCGAGGTGCAGCTGTCGCAGGCGACAGCCATGGCCGCCGACAAGCTGCTGAAGAACAATCAGGCCGAGGCTGCGCAAAAGCAGGCGCAGCAGGAGATGCAGAACCCGCTGACCCAAATCCAGATGAAGGAGCTGGAGATCAAGGAGCGGGCACAGGCGCTCAAGGAGGCGGAGCTGGAGCACCAGAAAATGCTCGACAAGGCCAAGCTGGAGCTCGACATGGCGGACAAGACGGCCCGGATCGAGGTCGACCGCGAGCGCATCGCCTCGGAAGACGAGCGGGAGGGGGCCCGTGTGGGTGTCCGCCTCGCTACGCAGATCGCGGCAAACAACAGTGCGGAGACCCGGGAGGCCATAAAGGCCGGCACGGAGCTCAGCAAGACGGCCGTGCAGGGGCTGACAACCCGCAACGACAACAAGCGGGGTGAGTGATGGAGGAGTCTGTTTTTGGCGTTCTGTATCGGCGTATTGCCGAACACCGCGAGGGCTTAGCAGCGTATATGGTGTCCGGAGGGCCCCCAGACTACGTGGCCTATGCAAAGGCAGCGGCGCAACATGAAGCGTTTCGTATAATTGAAGAGGACATAAAGGAGCTGGAAAAGCGGTTTATGGAGCAGTAAGCTGTCTGACATCGCGGATAGTCCGCGCACGGTATCGGTGGGCCGTACACCACTGCAGAGGTATAGATGTACACTGCCAACAAAGTTGAGGATGAACACCTCAGAGCCAAGCTACCGGAGCCTGTCGGGTACAAGCTCCTGATTGCCGTCCCTGAAGTCAGCGAGAAGACCGACGGCGGCGTATTCATGCCGGATAATCTGAAGTCCGCGGAAGAGACCGCGTCGATCATCGGATACGTGATAAAGGTGGGCGCTGCCGCCTACTCTGATCCGGCACGGTTCCCTGACGGCGCATGGTGCAAGGAGGGAGACTTCATAGTCTTCCGGTCTTACTCGGGTACCCGGTTCAAGGTCATGGGCAAAGAGTTCCGCATCATCAATGACGACACTGTCGAAGCCGTAGTGGAGGACCCGAGAGGGTATAGCCGAGCATGAATAAAGCACAGAACGACGATTTTGAAGTCGAGGTCGAGGACGACAAGTTCGAGATCGAGGTGGAAGACGACACACCCGCCGAAGACCGCGGCAAGCCGCGGCGCCCCGAGGGCGCAGAGCCCGACGTCCCCAGCGACGACGAGCTGGAGGGCTACAGTGAGGGCGTAAAGAAGCGCATTAGCAAACTCAAGTACGAGTTCCACGAGGAGCGGCGGGCCAAGGAGGAGGCGGAGCGCATCCGCGAGGAGGCTATCCGGTTTGCCGAATCCCAGAAGCGCGATGCTGATGAGCTCCGCAAGCGGCTGACCGAGGGTCAGGGGGCTGTCGTCACGCAGGCCAAGGCCCGCGTCGAGACACAGCTGGACCAAGCCAAGAGTAAGTTCAAGGCAGCCTACGAGGCTGGCGATGCGGACGCCATGCTCGAGGCCCAGACAAAGCTCACAGAGCTCCAAAACGAGATGTACAGGCTGGCCAGCTACAAGCCGCAGCCTGCACCAGAGTCCAGTCAAGCGCCGCGGGCGACTCCCCCTGCGACCTCCCCGCAGGTTCCGCGGCCACCCCAGCGTGCGCTTGACTGGGCACAGAAGAACCCTTGGTTCGAACAAGACACCGAGATGAGGGGCTACGCGTTTGGGGTGCATGAGCGGCTCGTGAAGAGCGGCGTTGATCCAAACAGCGAAACGTACTATAGTGAGATAGACGCTGCCATGCGGCGTGTGTTTCCAGATAAGTTTGCCGAACCTGACCAAGAGGTGAAGACACAGGTACGGCAGACAGGTTCCGTGGTGGCCTCGGCGGCACGTTCGTCGAAATCACCGCGCAAAGTTGTCCTCACCCAGTCCGCGGTGGCTCTCGCCAAGCGCCTTGGATTGACCCCAGAACAATACGCGGCGCAGCTCATGAAGGAAAAGACCAATGGTTGATCGGACTCCACGCACCCAGACGACGCGCGAGACAGCGCAACGCAAAGCCACGTGGAAACGTCAATCCGTTATCCCCGCCCCCGAACCGCGCAACGGGCTCAAGTTCCGCTGGGTTCGCACCTCATCGCTGGGCAATTTGGATAACATGAACGTCTCCCGGCGATTCCGCGAGGGGTATGTTCCGGTCAAGGCCGAGGATTTTCCTGAGCTCAAAGTTCTTTCCGATGTGGGTTCTCGCTTCAAAGGGAACATCGAGGTTGGGGGCTTGCTGCTGTGCAGTATCCCCGAGGACGTAGCAGATGACCGTGTCCAAGGTCAGCTCCACGAGGCGCAAGCCCAGATGGAAGCCGTGGACAACAACTACCTGCGCGAGTCCGACCCTCGCATGCCTGTTCTCCGTCCTGAGCGGTCCACTCGCCAGACCAACTTCGGCAAGTGATGCTTGCTTCATGAAACCCCGTTCTTAGGAGAGAGACATGGCCACTGTTGCCACTCCCTACGGCCTACGCGCAATCAATGCGATTGGCGGCCGTCCGTTCAGCGGCGGGACCATCCGTGAATATAAAGTTGCGGCCAACAACTCCGCAGCCATCTTCAACGGTGATCTCGTCGTTCTTAGCTCCGCAGGTCAGCCTTCGGCTGCCTCTGCAACCCCCGTTGCCATCAAGATCCCGACCACGTCCGCGGACGCGACCCCGGGTATCGTCGGTGTTTGCGTTGGCGCCCGCTACGTGACCGCCGAAGGCCAGCCCACGGAAAACCACTACCTGCCGGCCAACCTCATCACCGGCGGCGCCACCGAAGTGTGGGTCAAGGTGATGGACGACCCTGCAGCTCTGTTCCAAGTCAAGGGCACCGCGACGCTGGGCACGTTCAACTCGGGCACGGCTGGCTCCGGCTGGCCGGGCGCCCTCGGCAAGAACGCCGCTCTGGGCTTCGGCACTTCGGGCAGCACATCGACCGGTAACTCGGGCATGAACCTCGTGGTTGGCACCAACGGTGCAGGCCTCGCGGCGACGGCTACGTTGGCCGTCCGTATCGTTGACATCGTCAAGGGTACTGAGGCCGACACGTATCCGGAGTTCATTGTCAAGCTGAATGTCGGGGTTCACGCCTACGACAACTCGCTTGGCGTATAAGGAGGGCTAGCAATGGCTACTATTTCACGCGCACAGGCCCTCAAGGAACTCCTCCCGGGCCTCAACGCACTGTTCGGTCTTGAGTACAGCAAGTACGAAGACGAGCACGCGGAACTCTACGACACTGAGAACTCGGAGCGCAGCTTCGAGGAGGAAGTCAAACTGTCCGGCTTTGGTGCCGCACCTGTGAAGTCTGAAGGCGCAAGCATTCAGTACGACACAGCTCAGGAAGCCTTCACTGCTCGTTACAATCACGAGACGGTGGCCATGGGCTTCTCGATCACCGAAGAGGCGATGGAGGACAACCTCTATGACTCTCTGTCGGCCCGCTACACCAAGGCGCTCGCGCGTGCCATGGCGTACACCAAGCAGGTCAAGGCGGCGTCGCTGCTGAACACGGGCTTCACCACGTTCACCTCCGGTGACGGTGTGACCCTGTTCAACGCTTCGCACCCCACGGTCTCGGGTAACGTGAACTCGAACCGCCCCAGCGTTGATGCTGACCTGAACGAGACCTCCCTCGAGCAGTCCGTCATCGACATCGCAGCTTACACTGATGAGCGCGGCCTGCTGATCGCAGCCCGTCCTCGTAAGCTGATCGTGCCCCCGGCGCTGATGTTCGTCGCCACCCGCCTGCTGGAAACCCAGCTGCGGACCGGTACCGCTGACAATGACACCAACGCACTGCGTGTCATGGGGGCGATCCCGGAAGGCTACGCCGTGAACCATTATCTGACCGATAATGACGCATGGTTCATCAAGACCGACGTCCCGAACGGCATGAAGCACTTCGTCCGCGTGGCGATGCAGACTGCCATGGAAGGTGACTTCGACTCGGGCAACGTCCGGTACAAGGCACGCGAAAGATACTCTTTTGGGGCGTCTGATGCGCTCGGTATGTACGGCAGTCCTGGCGCCTGACGCTAAACATCGAGCAGTTAGGCCCGCTTCGGCGGGCCTTTCTTTTTGTCCGGCACCATGCTATGCTCCACGCAGGCAAAACCTAGCCCTGCAGACAGGACGCCTACCTGACGCTACACAGACTGCACGGCGAACCCTTGTGTAGAAGGAATTAGACGATGGCTTCGACCACGTTCTCCGGCCCGGTAACATCGACCAACGGCTTTGTTGGTGACATCAAGCTCCCCACCTATACCGTCGCGACGGCCCCTGCGGCCACTGCTCTGACGGGCACGCTCATCTATGTGTCGGATGGTCTGGCGGGTGCTCCCACGGTCGCTGTGAGTGACGGCACGGACTGGATCTCGGCTGCGGGCACCGCAATCGCTGCGTCGTGAGGTGGGCCATGAAGTGGCAACCCGCGAGTGAGGAAGAGCTGGCACGCCGCGGTATCAAGCCCGTGGCGGACGAGCCTGCTGCTGAGGAAGCGCAGAAGGCCCCCAAGCCGAAGCGCAAGCGCAAGAAGGACTAACCCATGGCCCGCAATCAGGTAACCGTCACGTGCCCTCCCGGCGTGTGGACGGAGCTGACCAACAGCGACGCGACGACGATCACCTTTCAGGTTCGGACGGGTGCCATCAAGGTGCGATGCACCACGGGCAGCGCTCCATCTGAACTGTCTGACGGCGGGTACGAGTACCACTCGACGCCGGACGGCGAGAACAACTACGGCGAGATCCGGGTGGCCATCGCTGATCTGTCGTCGGAGGCAGGCGCTGACCGCGTCTTCGCTCTGCCCCTCAATGGCCGCAAGGCTCTGGTGACGGTGGACCACGCCTGATGCGTAGCCCCTTCGGCATTCGTTCGGGCTTGTCCCGTTGGCACGAGCTGATGGGCAGCACAGCCATTGACCCCTACGCCATAGGCGGCTTCAGCCCAGACCTAGTATTCGACTTCGACGATGAATTCTACCGCACCTCCGGCAGCACCTCTACGTTTGAGGACAGCATCACCCATGCTCGCGCAAGCAATGCAACGATGACCGATAGCGATGGGCTGCTGAAGTGGGCACCGCATAACTACGCTGTGTACTCGCAGGGAAGCATGTCGCTTTCGGCCAGCTTGGTGGGCATTACCATATCTGATAACGCCACAACGGGGCCGGACGGCTCTTTAACTGCCGCAAAAATAGCCGAGACTGCGACTACTGCAAACCACACATACCAGCATTTGACCGCTGTCGATGCATCTGCGCTAGTCTCAAGCCGGGGAGTGTGGGTAAAGGCGGCAGAACGTACTCGTGTTGTGGTAG